GTCTCGGGTCCGGACAACTGCCAAGACCAAAAAAAAAAATGTTGAGTGGTCCCAAACCACCAACATGACTTATGGAAGAAAGTCAATGTCGCGCAAGTCAGCTAAGCCTAGGCCTACTGGCCGCACTCCAGCTGGCCGCGGCCTACCTCGCATTAAGGCGGCGAGAAAACCGAGACCTACTAAGGCGGCAGCTAACCAGACTGCCCTTGCCAAGGTTGTCAAGGTCGTCCGGCGAATGCAGAAGAAGCAGTACGGAAATCTCCAACTCCAGAAGCACATCTATGTGAATCGGACGGATGCTCCCGTCCATGTTGCCAATTCCACTGCTAACCTGCGTCTTTGCGCAGAGCAACCCATTTGCTGGATGTTGCAGAACATCTCCACCAATTCCAATGTCTACCAGCTGAATAATGACAATGGTGTGACCCCTCAGACCTATACTGTCGCTGCTGTAGGCAAGTGGGAACAACAGGTGTTCTCACCTTCAGTCCTAGGGGTCCCTGCTGATCAGGACCGCTTCAATACACAACTAGAGTGGGGGAATTCCGACGGCGGTACGTCCGGCCCCCACGTGTCTCCCAAGTTCATGCTTGGCTCCTCTGTGTATAACATTAACCTACAGTGCCTCGGACTTGCGGGCTATGTTGAGCTTGTTCTGGTGTGTCCCCGTGCGATCAATCGCTCCGGTGGACCTGCCGTGAACAACCTCCTCCCCCAGTCTCTCACATCATTTGTGCAGACCTGCAAGCTATCAGAGCTTCAAAACATAGTGTCGAGTAGGTACTATAAGATGAAAGTCCTTCGCTCACACTATTTCTCTAACTTCGCTATTCAGGGCCTCCCTGATGGAGCCCCTGATACTGAGCACGCTAAAGCGGCTCTCTTCCAAACCTACGCCCAACATAACTGGCGTATCAAGATCACTCACAATAGTCTTATCGAGGTTGCTAGCGCCTCTGCCGCCAACCAGATCTATGACTATGAGAAGGTCCCCCTCAACAAACAGTCATTCTTGCTCCTCCGGACATCTGTCAGCAAGAAGGAGCTTCAGGCGCAGTTCGCTGCAGGGCCCCAGCCTGCTGGGATAGACCCCTTCCAGCGTATTTCAATAGAAATGCAGCGCCTGGTAAGCTTCCGTGATGAATTGGGTTCTAGCACATAAACCCAAAACTTCCGGACAACTGCCACCGTGCGAAAGGCCACATTAGTGCACTCGTGCAAACGAGTCAGCACCCCTCCCCAACTTTTTTTTTATATTTCAAAAATAAAAATGACGATTGCCAGGTTCAAGTTCGTTGTCTGGAACTGTGGCCGCTCAATCGATGAAATGGAACACTTGTGCAAGCACTTCTATGATAAATACGAATGTAGCTATTTTCACTTTGCTCAACAAGTTGCCCCCACCACCGGGAATCTCCATGTGGACGGATATTATGAATATCCCACACCCCGGAAGTGGGGAGGTGAACGTAAGAAGTTCCAAAAGATCTTCGCCGACGGAGCCCAGGGTTTCGGTAACCTTCAGACCGCCCACGGCACTGCAGGTGAGAATATGGACTATTCCGAGAACCCTACCTCAACCACCGACCTGGTTGTCTGGGGAGAAGCCGGCAAGGGTCAAGGCTTTCGCCAAGATCTATCAGAATACACCACTGCTATCAAAGAAGGAGAGATGACCGCTGAGGATATATGCCTCTCCGACCCTGTGAAGTACCATCAATATGGTCGCACATTCCACAAGATGGAAGAGATCCTACTTCGGAAGAAGTTCAGAACCGAGATGACCGAGGGTATCTGGATCTTCGGTGACACTAATGTCGGGAAAAGTCATGCTTCGCTCAATGACTATAGTCCCTCGACTCACTACCTCTGGAAGTTAAATGACAAAGGATGGCAAGATGGATATAGGGGCCACCCCATTGTCATTGTCAACGACTTCCGGGGGCAAGGCATTAGCTATGACGAGATGCTCAACCTCGTCGATAAGTGGCCTTACTTCGTTCCTCAAAGGGGTAAAGAACCATTCCCCTTTATAGCAAAGAAGCTGATTGTCACCTCTCCTATGTCGCCTGACGAGGTCTACCATCGTCGACATTCGAGTGACGGCATCGCTCAGCTCCTCCGGCGGTTTACAATTTATCACAAAACCGACCAATCCTCAGAGGGTGCAATATTACCCTCTGAGCACTTCATAGCCAAATCGACCCCGGCGGTTGGCTCTGAAGTTTTTTGGGCTGAGACGTCCCCGAACCACTTTTGGGTCTCGGGTCCGGACAACTGCCAAGACCAAAAAAAAAAATGTTGAGTGGTCCCAAACCACCAACATGACTTATGGAAGAAAGTC